GTAGTTTTCGGAGCGCCCACCCGGCTCGTAGTATCCCTCGGTCAGATTCTCGATGTTCTCGGCATAGGGACTGCGTCCGGAGGGCTGTTTGAACACTTCCCAACCGTTTTCGATGGGCGTAACACCATCCTTGGGATCGAGTTTCTCCATCTGGTAATACCACCACGTCTCCATCACCGGCGGGTTGGTATCTCCCCACATGCCATACCACGTCGGCCCACCATCCTTGACAGCTGGAAACCGCCCTATGCGCTTGGACATGGCATCTATGATGTCCGGGTGGATGTCCCTGCACTCGTTGAACCACGTGAACGTCAGTTCCAGCGAACTCATGTTGGCAACGTCGTCGGCATCATCCAGCGCCCGGAACATGATCTCGCACTCCACGTCCCCCACCTTGAAAAAATAGGTCTTGGTGGTGCGCATGAACTCTCCGCACTGCCCCGGCGGAAACCAATCGAGAAAAGTCTTGATCGTGGTGTCCTGCAACTGGCGAGCCGTCTCCCGAACGACTGCTGCACGCGTTTTCCGAATCCCCTGCGGGTTGGGTTTCTGCATGGCCGCACGGCGCACGATCTCGAAACAGGAAGTTACGGATTTACCGGAACCAACAGGGCCCATGAGCACGCGCATCCTGGCGTCGGACGCCATGAACTTCTTACCCGTGGGCGGCGGCGTGTAGTCGATTTTTAATGACATGCGGGTAGCTTGTCAATCGGCATCCGCGACCTGTGTAATGGTCCGCGCATCACGAGCATCGTTTCCTAAATTGATCGTGATACTCACACCGGGCGATTCGGCGGCTACCTCTCCCTTCGCTTCCAACCCGCTCCACTTTATGGTGGATTTTATCAGGTCGGCCTTGACGGCGGGGGGGACGATGGAATCGTGTATCAATAACCACGAAGTCGTCAGCAACTCCTCAGCCTGAGCGCGTGCCTTGAGTCTGAACGTCAGACCCTTGTCCCGTATTTCGCCACGGTAGTGATCGACTTTCTTCAAAAACACCGGGTCGGCGCTATACACGACGATATCGCTAGCACTGATACGGTGCCGCTCGACAATTTCCTGGAGCGACTCACCACTGCCTTCGAGCGTAAGTGCCACGTCGAAAGCAAGCCTGTCATTCCACTTCGTGTGGTTCAGAGGCATGTTATCCATGATAAAACTATAGCACAACGGGGCGCGCCGTTGTCAAGGGGGACTTTTGGGCTTCACCATTGGCCGTTGGCATATTTCGTGGTTATTATATTGGCATATTTTTTGATTACGCCGTTGGCATATTTTTGGATTACGCCGTTGACATATTTTTGGATTACACCGTTGGCATATTTTTGGATTACGCCGTTGGCATATTGGCATATTTCGTGGTTAGCATATTGGCATATTTTTGGATTACGCCGTTGACATATTTTTGGATTACGCTGTTGACATATTGGCATATTTTTGGATTACGCCGTTGGCATATTTTTGGATTACGCCGTTGGCATATTTCGTGGTTAGCATATTGGCATATTTTTGGATTACACCGTTGACATATTTTTGGATTACTCCGTTGGCATATTGGCATATTTACATATTTCGTAATTTTGGATTTTTGGATCTCGGTTTATGAGGCTTACTACACTTACCGGGGGCCTCGTTTTTTCAAATCCATGTACCCCCCCCACCTGCCTATACGCCGTTGGCATATCGCGCAGACAACGCCGTTGGCATATCAAACAGATAATGCCGTTAGCATATCAAACAGATAATGCCGTTGGCATATCAAACAGATAATGCCATTGTCATATCGCGCAGATAAAAAAATGCCCGCGCCGAAGCGCGGGCATCAAGCTCTCAAGCCAACTTCGTGACACTGGCCTTTCGGCCGCCGGGCGCCGAAGCGCCCTTTGGCAGGACAGCCAGATATGGCTGTCCGAACCGGTTGACCAGCAGCACAGATTCTGTACCGCTCGGTGCCTTAAACAACGAATACTTGTTCACCGAAAGGTGCAGTTTTTGCGACAACTTCTGAAGACACTCGCGAAGCTCTTGCGCGTTTTCCGAAGAAAACGCCCCATTCTCGTCCTTACGAAGGGAAATTTCTCCCTTCGTATTCTTCACCACAGAGACACGCCCTTCGAAAATCTTAGTCATGATTCACTCCTGAAAGAGCGGCACATGCCGCAATCACAGACTTGCACGCCAACGCGAAAACGCCAAGCAGCGCCAAGCAACGCCAGCAGCGCCAAGCAACGCCAGCAGTACCAGCAGCGCCAGCAGTACCAGCAGTACCAGCAGTACCAGCAGTACCAGCAGCACCAGCAGCACCCTTCTAACAAGACCTGCGGGGGGGTTGTTGCTAAAAACTCCATACGTCGGGGGCTTATGGCTCCTACACGCCCTTCGTACAGCCTCTCCATAGTCCCATAGCCACCTAAGCCTTAAAACCTCGCCACGAGGCTGTATTGGCCAGCAATGGGCATATCTCTGCTACCACAAAGGCTATCTACAGCCCCATTATGGCCGTTTCACGGCTGTTCCACGGGCTTAGGAGGCGCGAACGGGCCGAAAAGGTATCCCTATAGCTACCCAAGGGCGAAAATCGCGCCACGGGGCTGTATTGCCCAGCACGGGGCATGCCGCTTTTACCGCAACTACATTGCCAATAGTCAAGGAATCGAGGCTCGCAAGTGCTTGATTCCAAACAACAATCGAAAATAATCACGAAAAATCACTGAAAAACCTTACGCCGTTTCGCGGTTTTGATTAAATTACTTTACAGTACAATGTCATAGAAATTTGCGGAAATTCGTTTGCAATCAACCACATCCCCCTGAAAAGGGCCCTAGGCTAAAAACTAAGAATAATATATATATATATAGTAAACATACTTTTTTTTAATAAGACACGTGGCGTAGACCAAAAAATTATGACATTGTCATATTTTTATGACAGTGTCATATGTAAAATATTATACTCTATACCAAACAGCAGTGTTAATCGCAAAAAACCACGATTTTTTATATTATTTACCCCATTTTTACCCCTATCCCTCTTAAAAATCAACCACTTAAAACAATCTATTTATGACAAATGGTGCATAGTTTCAAAGGCTTCAAAATGCCCTTTCTTACGCGTTTTTTGATTCTTTTCTACGTACTTTACACCTGGTTCGCAGCCTCGCTATGCCATTGGCATCCCCACAAAATCACTAACTTGACACTGTAACTTAACGCAAAAAACTATAAAACTAGCGCTGTTTCTGGGAAAGCGCCGGCCGACTTGACATTTTTGCCGCCGCGCCGCAGCCTGTTGCTGCCATCCCGGCACCCTTTGAATGGAGGAAACATGAACCCCGATTTCCGTCAGTCGAACGCGGACCAAGACGCCACCTTTGCGACAGTCTTCCCCAGGGCAGCCGAACTGCCCTGGTCGGTCGGAGTGCTGACCGGGGACATCAAGCTGTCCCCCGAACAATCGACGTTCCTGAACCATTGCGGTGGTTCGGGGACAAGGCTGAACTCCGAACCTGTGAGCGGCCATCTGGCCGTAAGGTGTCTCGGCACCGCCGGGTGCGGCAATCAAGCCGCGTCGGTCAAGCTGTTCCCCAATACGCCGGAGTGTCGCCGTCTCGCCAATGCCATCCACCGGGACCGGTGGGCGACATGGTTCGCCCGCGAAGCCGGTGTCGGCATACCGACAGCCGAAGCGCTCTGGTCGGATGCCTATGGGCATGTCCCAACGTTGAATGCCCTCGTGGAGCTCTGGCAGTTCCGCCGCCTCTCGAACGGCGCCCTGCGCGAAGCCGGGTTCCGCCCCTGTCACCCGGTGGAGGGCGATGCTCTCGACATAGTTCGGAGATACCTCGACTAGGGGATGCCCTAGCGGGCCCTTTTTTGAAAGGAATGGCGCCCCGATAGCGGCCTGTGGTAGCAGCAATCCGGCTGTTGCCAAGGCTGGCGTCGCCGCAGCGGCTAGGTATGGGGGGGTTTGAAGCGGCGCGGATCGCCGCTAGTTCGTTCGTCGTATAGGAGGTAAGACAATGATGGTTCTGAACCTTACGCAGCATCCGGACAGGAGAGGATCATGGAAAACAACACCCTTCTGCTGTTAGCACTTCGTGGTGATCATCGTAAGACGCCCGAAAGGGCGTTGTATCGCCGTATGACCGGGGATGAAGTGCGTGCTCTGAAAGGGGGGACGCAAGTGTCCTATTTGGACAATCGTAACTGTGTAGCCACAGTGCGCATCGGTAAAGTGCGCACTTGGAAGCGTGACCCGGGACGGGTTGAAGTCTCGTGCAAGTTCGGCTTGTACGAGTACTTCACGTTGTCGTTGGGTGAAGCTACCCAACGTTTGCTGGTCAAAGTCCCTTAATGGAATGGAGAAATCATGGAAAACACCCGAGAAGCAACAATCCCGGAACTGGTCGCGGATGCGGCCACTATCATGAGCTCCGGGAATCCGGAGTTCGTGCAACATGTGCTAGTTCAAGTCTGGACTAAGGGAACGTACGAGGACTGTGAAGCGTTTTTAAGGAACGCTTCCAGTGGCAAGAATGTTACCTTGCCCATTACCGAGAAGATGGAAGCAGCGATTGATGAGGCACTCAACACGATTGCCTCAAACTGGAAAGAAAGGGGAATAAAATGAATGCAATTCCGGAACTGGTTACATACAGCCGAGAAATCATGGACTCGGGTTCGCCCGAGTTCGTGCAGCATGTACTGGTCCATGTCTGGACCCAAGGCACTGCTCAGCAGTGCGAAGAATTCACTGCGAACGCTATTGCCAGTGGTAACATCATCCGCGAGGATGATGGGATTGAGGCGGCTGTCGCAGCAGCCGTCAAGGAAATCATCGAAGAATGGAGGAAAGTGCAATGAGAGCAATCAAACTGGCTCTCCAACAGGGGGGTTCTCTCACCCCTTGCCTTATCGGCCCGACGGGCGTCGGCAAGACTGCCCGCGCCTTTACTCTCTCCCGGGACCTCAACCTCCCCATAACCATCCTCCTACCAGGCACCGCTTTACCCGAAGATATCCTCGGTCTCCCCATAGTCGATGCCCCCTCCTCCACAACAAATTGGACTATCCCCACTTGGGCACAGGAAGCGAGCGTTGCGCCTCGGCTCATCTTCATCGACGAACTTGATAAGGCGTCCCGTGATGTCCATGGCGCCCTTTTAACACTCCTCGCCTCCCACACCGTCCGGGGCATCTCCCTCCATCCCAACACCCGGATACTTT